TTTTATAGTAAAAATAAGAAAATAAGAAATAGTAAAAATGTAATTAAGTGCTATGTTACAAAAAAGTCCTTTATTTTACTGCCTTACAGACTTTTGTAACATTTTTACGATGGTCTTGCTAGAAAACATGATTTTTATAGTAAAAATAAGAGAATAAGAATCAGTTAGAGATTAAATTAAAAGCAAAAATCAATATATAAGCAAGTCAAAACCGCTTATATATTGATATGTAGAAAATAAAATCTAATTTATCATATTCAGATCTATGTATACATAGACTATTGATTCATGGAAGTCTATAAAGTTAAAATAGGGAATATTATCTTAATTTCAAGTTAAATCTAATATATTTAAGTTACGCTAAATTTGTAACTTAATAACTGATACGATGTATGCCTCTAAAAATAAGGGGTTTTAACACATGTTTAGACTTTGTAAACAAAATGATTGAAGAAATAAGATAGGGTTAGAAATATGGGCAAAAAAAATAAGAAATAAGGAATTAGTACTAATTCCTTATTTTATTATAAAAAAGAGCCAAATGTATGAAAACGATGTTTGAGTTCAGTTACGCTGTTACTAAATATATAGATATAAGGTTATATATAGATATATTAGTACTTTGAGGCTATATATATCTAGTAACTTACTAAATGTTACTAGTAACATTTAGTAACGAATACTTTAAAAATATAGATATAGATATAGAACTAGTATTCTCTTTTTACAACTTTGGTTTTAAATTTAGATAGAGTTTTAGCTTTTAATTTCTTAGGCTAATATAGATATGTATTTTTTTGAAATTATTATTGGTGATTTTTTTTGTTGACAATTTGGTGATTCTTTTATATGATGATCTTATTGTATTTTTATAAGTCATAAAAAAAACCTTAATCAAGCTTTTAGCTTAATCAAGGTTCAGTTAGATTAGAAAAACTTATCACTGGATTTCTAATCGCTTTAAGGATGTGATATAATGTATCATAATTCTAAAGATAATCAAGAAAAAATATTAAAAAATTTAGAAAAAAAAAGTATAAAAGTTCTTTCATTTAATGATGATTATGCTACAGTTCAATGTCCACAATGTAAACATGATAGATCTTATGTTTATTTTAAGTCTGGAATTTTTTCAAAAATAATTTGTAACAGACATAATTCATGTGGATATTCCCAATCTCTTTTTACATATCAAGAAACTAATTCTAATAATCCTTCGAAAATCAATCATTATTTCAAATCTCATGGTCTGGATAAAGATGCTTTGATTGAATCTGGAATTTTAGGTAAAGATTTATCTATATGTTTATCTTTAAAGAAAAAAGCTTATAAAGAATTTAAAACTAGAGGAACTGGTTGGATTGCACCAAAAAGAACAGTTTGGTCAAAGACCGATGGTGAATTTTATCCTGTATTGCATGAGTATAATTTAGATAATAAGTCATTAACAGATACAATATATATATTTGAAGGTGAATCAGATTGGCTTAAAGCATATCAAGATGGCCTTACTTGCACAGCACCTATTTATGGTGCAATGACTAAACCAAAAAGCAAAAATGCAATAGCAATGTTTAGTAGATTTGATAAAATAGTTTTTGTTTATGATAATGATAAAGCAGGTAGAGAAGGTGCAAGTAGGTCAGCAGTTGAATTGGGAAAACACTTCAATAATAAATTAATATCAATCCTGTCATTACCAGAAGAGGGGATGGACTATTGTGATTATCGAAGTAAGTTTGATTTATCTGATTTCTATGAACTGCCAAGTAAAATTATAGACATTAAAAAAACAGAACAGGAAGAAAAAGCCGATAAGAACAGTAAAAAAATAGAAGCATTGGTTAAGAATCTAACTAAGAATAATGATATTCTTGATAATAGAGAGATTTTATTGACAATTAAAGGTAAGGAAGAAGATTGGATAATAACTGATAAGAATATATGTAGAAAATATGTAATTAAGTATGGCGATATAGTTACTAATGACTTTGCTATAGAAGAAATAACACCTCAGAGTATATTAATTAGTAATATATATGAGAATGATACCACTGGTGATTATGTTGCTGAATTACAAGTAAATGGTAAAATTTTAAAAAAGCTATTTAGTCTTGATATTTTTGCCTCTTATTCGAAGATACTTAGTTTAGCTAAAAACAAGATTAAGATATCTGAGTGCAATAAAAAAGCAATGGTTAGGTTTTTCTTTGATTATTTAAATAGTAAAGATGATACTAACAAAATGACTTATAAGAATGATTGGGATGAGGATGGTTTTATACTTGGTAATATTAAAATAACAGCAACAGGTGAAGAGAAGGTTAAATTTACTGGAAAGAATTATATTCCAGAGCAAAAGGGTAATAAAGACCTTTTAATAGAGAAGCTTAATTATTTCAAAGATGATCCTCAACTTGGTTTAATGTTGGCTGCAAGTGCAATATCACCAGCATTGGGATTTTTAGACGTAGAAAACATAGTTATATCTACTTATGGTAAAAGTTCATCAGGTAAGACCTTTAATGTGTTTTTAGCTTTGTTATTATGGGGTAAACCAGAATCATTGAAACGTAATTGGAAAAGTACATTAGCAGGTAAGGAAACTATTTTTGAAGAGAGTGGAAGTTTACCATGTGCATTTGATGAAAGTCACCAAGCAGAATCTCATGAAGTAGCAGATACGATATATGCTTTTCAAAATGGTGAAGGTAAACAAAGGGCTAGATTTGAAGATGGTGAAGTTGTTAGTGCAAAGAGTAAGACTTTTAAAGGTGTCTTTTTTTCTACAGGTGAAAGGTCATTTTCTTCGCTTGAGCATAAGAATGGTGGAATAGATGCTAGAGTAATAGAGTTCTTAAGAAAGCCCTTAAGAGAGGGTATAGATGAGTCTGCTATAATAGATAGTATGAAGTCATTAATGAAAAGAAATTATGGATTTGCAGGTAAAGATATTATAAGGTATATGATGGATCACAAAGATGATCTTCTTCGGAAAAGAGATGAGTTTCATGAGAAGTATTTTTCCCAGATGGCAAAAAAGGTTTATGAGAGTCAAGGTAAGGATATAAATAGTGGACCAATGAGAAAAATAGATTCATTTATTGGGATTTTAGTTGGTAGGTATATGTTGGATGAATTGGATATACCAGTATGTAGTGAGGAATCATTAGTTGAATTTATGATGACATTTTTTGAAGCAAAGCAAACACAGTCAATAGCGTCTAAAGCAATAGATCAAATTGAATCAATGGTGATGATAAATCAAAGTAAGTTTTATAAAAAGATAGATAAGGTAGATTTTGAGCCTGAATCAGTTAATGAGATATGGGGTAGATTTGATACAGTTAAAGATGAGCATACGGTTTATTTGTACCCTTCGATATTAAAAAGGATATTAAAAGATAGTGGTTTTGGTTTAAGCGATATTGAATTATTAAAAGAGGCTGGTTACTTGATTACAACATCTAAAGTTAATACTAGAATTGTTAGAATAAATAAAATTCCATCAAGAGTGTATGCAATTAAATTAACAAATCACAATAGTGAACAAAATAGTGAACAAAATAGTGAACAAAATAATAGCGAAGTAGAATCATTTGGTTATTAAAGTTTAAAAGAAATATAAGTTTATGAGTTTTTTAAGAAAACAACTACCTTTGTGGTAGTAAAAACTACTTATTTTTTGTTCGCAATAAATGCGAACAAAAAATAACATAAACAATTATCTTCAGTCTGTGTAACTGAAGCAGGGTGCTTAGTCAACCATCCATATGTCAGCTATGAAGCATTGATAAGCTTACAGCACAAGGCTGTAAGTAGTTGACCTAATAAATTAGTTTTTTCTTCTTCAATTGACAACATTAATTACTCCTTTCTAAAACCTTAAAAGTTTGGGAAAATTGGAAGTATTTTATTATCATGTGGCAATACATGTTCTTTATGGATACCAAGATCAGTCTCAAATATGCCTTGTTTTGGGTCGTAAAAGTCCACTAATGCTCCAGCCACAAGCCCCTTCAACCCATTTCCTGTGAACCATTGTCTATAATAAACATGAAGTGAGATATAATGCTTCAATAGGTCCATTCCTATATCTAATGCTTTACTTAGCTCTTTTAACGCATCTATAGCAAAAGTTGCATTCTCTGTTTTACCTTCTAAATATTTTTTAGCAATATCATATTGTTTATCGAGATCTTGATATTGTTTTTTCTTCATTAATATTTCTGCTATTTCCCATAATTTGCTTGTGTCATAAAAGAAGTCTCCAGTGCTAAAAAGCTTGTTATTTTTAACATGTTTTTGGTATTCTTTTAAATCTTTCAACATAATATAATTCCTTTTAATTTCAAAATGAAGGTTTCCAACATTTGCTTGTATCAATAATATCGCCTTTAACAGTAAGACCAAATTCTCCATTTTCGCTAGAATAATAGATTGTTCTTTCTCTATTTTCATCAATAGAAATTCCTGACTCTATATAGTTTAGTCCATATAGAGTTATAACTTTTTTATTTGCACTCATAATTTATTTCCTTCATTTTACTAATTAAATGAGATACAACTAATTCAATTGCAATATCTATATGTAATCGTTTCTCTTTAACATGCATCTCTATTAGTTCTTCTATTAATGTTTTCTGTATTTCTAAAGCTTTAATATCTCTACTTTCACTTATTATTTCAGGTGGAAATATCCAGTCTGAAAGAAATTTAATTTTCTTTTTAGTTATGATTTCCAAAGTTTGATCTTGATTTCCTTTAGAGGTTACTAAGCATAGATAATATTTCCTCATTTTTCACTCTTTTTCTTGCGTTATAACTGGAAAATTATTTTCTTTAAGCATAATAGTTATCTTTTTTAAGAAGATTTCAATTGCACTTCGTTCAATACTTTGATCACAATTACTACAATAATAAGTAGTACTACCTTTTTGGCTTAATTCTTTACCACAATATAAACATAGCAAATAAGCTTTTTTCTTTTCGATAAATAAGTTAAATTGATTAATACATTTTTGTATATTTTGTAATTCAATTACCATATCACAATCATGGCAATATATATCATGGTTATGGTTAATCCCTATGGATAAATTAAGACCATAACATGCTGTGCATTGAATATTATAATTTTTAAACATTTTTTCTCCTTTTTTAATAAGTTAATAAAAGCTTATCTGTTATTTTATTTTTTATTTTTTTGCCTTTATTTTGAAATCTTTTCAGCATTGACTTACCACAGCTGATATCTATTTTTTGTTTAAATATGCTTTGTTCTATATATTTATTATATTCATTATCTTTTTTACCATCTACGCTCAAAGCTATATATATGTTTTTTAGCTTACATTCCTGTATAACATTAATCAATTCTTCAATTTTAAAATTCGGAGATCCATATAATATTGATTGTGAATTTTTATAGGGTGGATCACAATATATAAAATCATATGGTTTAGCGTTTAGCATTATATCTTTATAATCAGAGCATTTAAATATCGTATTTTGTATTTTTTTGTGCCACAAATCTACTCTTTGTGAAAAACTATTAGATGACATCCTCTCCAAGCTAAAGCATAGGAGTTTCCTATACCATTAGAGAAGTCTGACGAATTACTATAAAATAGCTATTCGTTTGGGTTGTGCCACGCAACCTCTATTCCTCAAACAAAGCAAAGCTTCGCTTTCTGGGTTTACTTTTCTTATTATATTTAATGCTCCATTTACATCTGCATTTAATATATAGCCTCTTGAATCTTTAAATAAACCTCGTCTTATCCTTCTACCTTTATATTTAACTTGTTTATTTAAAGCCTCATTATTTAAAAAACTACATTTACTTGTATAACTTTCTTCTGTTACTTTTAGCTCTATTCCATATAATTCACTTAAATATTCTAATTTACTCTTTATCTTATGAAAAGGCAACTGTACAAAATTCTGATTATTTACTTTTCCTATTTTTATCTTATTTTTCCAAAACTCATTATAACCTAATACTATTTTTCCTATCTTGTTTTTTAAACAATGATTTATTACTATTCTTACTGCTTTGGAAATATAATCTTGTATTCTATTATTCCTTTTATGAGTTATATATTGTATCTTTTTACTTTTTCCTTTTTTGATCTTTGATTTATATTTACTTACTTGTTTGTTATAATATTGGTTTATTGATTTTATTTTCCGTCCATCTATAATAATAGATGACCCATTATTTTCTACACAAGTTAATAAATTATTTAAACCTAAATCTATTCCTAATATTTTTTCATTATCCAAACCTAACTCTATTTTATCTTGAACTTCATATATATATTCTAATTCAAAATATAAACCATCCAATATTGGGTTCAATCTCACTTGCTTTATTTTTTTATCTAAAATTGTTTTTGGTATTTTTACTTCTAAACAAAATTTATTTTCTTTTTTATATTGTCTTGATAAAGGTAATTTAAATACTCCATTTTTAATACAACTACTATCTCTAAAAATTAACTGGAATAAACCATTGATATCTTTATATTTTGGTAGCTTTACTTTTTTATCATATTGCCCTTTCTTCTTTTTTCTCTTTACTTCGAAAAAAGAAGAAAAATTATCATTTACTTTTTTTATTACTTGTTGAGCAATTCCAGCTTGCAAAAGTTTAAAATTTTCATTTGTTTTAGCTAAAGAACAATTATTAGCATAAGATAAAAATTGTTTATTATTAAAAAAATATTGTCTAACATTGTAAAGAGCAACATTATATAGGTTTTTAGAGAAGAAACAAAGTTCTTTAAGCTTTTTATATTGTTTTTTCTTTAATTTAAGTTGTTGTTTACAAGTAAGAATCATATTATTTACCTTTTTGATTTTCAATATATTTTTTAACAGTTTCAAGAGAGACAGAACCGACTGATGAAATAAATCTAGCTCTAGTCCAAAGACAAGGTAGTTTTTTAGTAAGAGATGGGAATATTTCTCTCATTTTACGAGATGAGAAACCTTTAATCTTAGTAACAGTTTCATATATAGACACTTTAGGTGAATTAGAAATAAGAATATGAACATGATCTTCCATAACTTCAATTTCAATAAGTTTAAACTTAAATTTACCTTGTATAGATTTAATAATATGTTTAAGTTCATCTTGCATAATAGGATCTAAAACACTTCGTCTATATTTAGTAGTCCATATAACATGATATTGGCAAGAGAAAACGATATGTTTGTCTCGTTCATATATCTTGTGTGTATTAGTTATATTCATTATTATATCCTTTCTTTGATATATATTATTATTTCTATATAACGAAGTCAATTTAAAAAAAAATAAAAATTCATCCCATAGCCTTTAGGCTATGGCTTTCTTTTTATAATGCAAGTAATATTGGTTTATGAACTCCACATGGAGTTGACATATAATTATCTTTCTTTCTAAATCTAATTATACCTCCATAACATGAACGACATAAAAAAAGCAAATCTGCTGGATTTGGCTTTTGATTATAAGAACTTTTAATTTGCTCATATGCTAATTGATTATTTGATAGAAATAAAAGATATCTATTGTTATACCATGTTTTTAGTTGTTCTGGGTTTATTTTAAGTTTATTCCATAACTGAATTAATGGCTCTAGTGTGTCAGATGCAATAGCTTTTTTAGGCTCTAATGAAGCTAATATTGCTCTACTACCAAGAAAAGGCTCATAGTAGGTATTATATTTCTTAGGAAAATAAGAGATAATCTCTTTTGAAAATCGTTGTTTGTTACCTATCCATTTTAATAATTGCACTATTATTCCTTATAGTCATCATAAAATTCCTTCATTGGTTTATTTTTTCTCATTGGCAGTATATTAATAGTTTCAACAACTTCATTCATTATATCCATTACAGCGTTTTGTATACCTGGCGATTTTGATTCTCTTGATCCTGCAATATTTAAAGTAACATCTTTAATATTTATTTCTTTTAACCAACGAGATATTGTTCTAACTAACATTTCAAAACTTAACTTAATATCTATATGAAGATATGGTTTATATTGTTTTTGTGCAAATTTAATAGTTTCCATAGAACCGCCATATGGATTGCCATGTGTAAAAACAATAGTAGCATCAGATAATTGCACATTCAATTTTGTTCGAGCAAGATATGATGTGGATATCGTTTCAATTAACTTATACATTTTTGGTATTTTGCCTTTCTCTGATTTTCTATTTTTAGGGCAATAACCTCCATGATTAATATTATTTTGTATAGCACTATCAAGGCCACCTCTATCTGCTCCAGTTTGACCACCTGATATTATTTTTATTATTTTCATATATTTCCTTTGTTGTTAATGTTTATCGTCTATTTAATCATAACACAAAAATTTATTTTTTCAAGGGCTTTTTATATTGCAAACTATTTTAGAGGCAATTAAACAATAGGATTGAAAAAAATACAATATGTGCTACAATTAAATAAAGGAGATAATTATAATGGATATAGATAAAACAAATGGTGAGCCATTTAAATCATGTGAAACTTTTATTTTTGAAGTAAATAATTATATTAAAAAAACCTATAAACTCATTCCTTCGAGTATAGAGTCAATGTTAAACAAAGGTTTGAGGCTTTTGTATAAACGAAGAGATAATAGTATATTAGTTTTAAGTTATTATCGTGGTTTTGAGTTTAAAACATTCGAAGGTTATTTATTAATAAATGGTAAAAAAGAATTTCTATTTAAAGATACTCCTGGCAATTGGAGTAATATGGATAAAACAATAAAATATCATCTTAAACATCTTAAGAATTATAAACCTAAAAAGGAAATTAAAAAATCTATAAGTCAAGATAGTTTTTTTAGCAATACTGTTTGGAACTGAAAAGACAAAGGGGGAGTTAAATATGCAAAACAAATATTCGCCTGATGATTTAATTTGTCCAGGAGCGACATTAAAGGAATATCTTATTTCTGCAAATTTAAATATAGAAAAATTAGCTAGATTAATTGATCTTGATATTGATATTATTATGTTAATTTTAAGTGGTGAAAAAAGAATAACAGAAAAAATAGCTTTAAAGTTGGTAAAAGTTTTTTCAATGCCTGTTAGTTTTTGGTTGAATCTTGAAAATAATTATCAAAGATTAAAGCATGGAGGTTAAATATGTCATACAAGGTAGAGTGTGTTTTTTGCCCTAATCGTGATTTTCAAGATAATATTCATGAGCAAATGGAAAGTGATGAAATTGTGCAATGTCCTGAGTGCGGGAAATCAATGAAATTTATAGATATTTTATGGTAAATATTTTTTAAATTGGATTAGAAAATAAAATAATTTTACTATAGCAGTTAGAACATGAGAAATAAGTATCATGTAAACCTGTGGTTATATTTTCTTCTCCAATATAATGTTCTTGTTTGCATTGTTGGCATATTATGATACTATTTTCATCAAGATCTTGAGTTGATGTTTCTATTGAATTGCTAATTAATAGATCAAGTTTTTTTTGATTTGTTATTGCTATTTGATGTTCTTGTTTGAGGAATACGATATTTTCACTAATACTTTTAATTTCTTTTTTTAAAGATAGATATTTCGTATGGTTATCTTTAAGCATTTTGTTTAATATTCGAAGTCTAACCTTGTTGGTATTACTTTCTAGTTTTGTTTTTTTGATATTTAGCTCCATAGCTTTCCTTTTAGTAAAAAAACTTCTTATAGATTATTTCAATAACACCACATTATTTCCCAATATCCATAAGAAGTCAAGATTCTTTAAAATCCTTTCATTTAAAAATTATTTTTTTTTAGTTTTTTTCTTAGTTTTAGATTTTTTTTCGTTAAGAAATTCTTTGAATGATTTGCCTGATTTAAAGCCAACAACGGTTTTTGCTTTAATTTTTATAGTTTTTCCAGTTTGTGGATTTCTACCTTCACGAGCTTTTCTTTCTCGTTTAACGAAGCTTCCAAATCCAACTAGTTGAACCATATCATCACCTTTAACTCCATCCATAATGCTTTGTATGGTAGCATTAAGACATTTTTCAACATCTGTCTTGGTGATTGAAGTTTTTTTCGCAATAGATTCTACTAATTCTTTTTTGTTCATATCTTATCCTTTTGTATTTAAAAAAAGTTACATGATTTTGTAATTGCATATTGAAACAAGTTTAAAAATATTTTAACATTTTTATTTTTTATGTCAAGCCTTTTATTTGTTGCCTTGTGTATAAAAACTTACAACCGCTTACTCTCTAATACATATAGGTATTAGCTCTTATTTTTTAAAGAAATATGTTGACATGTTTTTTGCTTTTTGTTATGATATTTTAATAAATTCATGATTAAATGTTATCTCAAACTAAAAAATATAAATCATAACAAAAATCATTTAATTTTATTTCTATACCTCCTATTATTATTCATAAACTATTGTTGTGAATAATCTTCAGCAAATACATCCTTAAACGCTATCTATTTAACTACTTATTGTTTTTTCCTTGCTTTTTTCTTTAAGATATCTATATAATATTAATGTGTTGGCTTATTAAGTTAATATTTTGATTAGGAATAGATTAAAGTGATAATAAGCAGAAAACCCAAACTTTTTTTTCCAAAGCAATCTAATCAAGTTTTTCATTATTGTGAATTATTAGATTCAGATGAATATATGTGGACAGGAATAATTCTTAGAGATGATATTGAATTTCCTCATTGCAAGATCTTAAGATGTAAAAAAAAAGTTATTATATATAGAAAAGGTAGTTTTACTTCTTTGCATTCATTACGTCCTTCGAAAGATCAAAAATATTTAATGACGGATGTTGGTTTTAGTACTAAATATTGCAAAAAGAAACTTGTAGGTCAAATTATCAGATATGATGAATATGAGCCTTTTTGTTTTGTAATTCAGTATAATGATTTTTTCTTTACAAATATAGATTCTAAAATAGATGAGAATACTTTATTATCGAAAATAGATATTTAGGAGAAGTTATGAGTAAAGATTTATCAGGATCTTATAGTTTAAATGATCTTTTTAGTTCTTCAAATATGCAAGTCGTTTCAAAAGATCCAATTCAAGATAATAAAAAAGCTGAATTTATTAATAAAAATAATAGTACAATTAAAATACAGCAAAAAAGACGACAAAGATCAATAAACCAAACATTAAAAAAAGACTTAAAAAAAGCTAAAAATCCGATGAATAGTCATATACCACCTAGCTTATTTAAGTCAAAGCCTTTAAATATTAAGTTAGAAAAACGAGTAGTAGAAGAATCTACTACGGAGGTATTGCATCGTTTAGGACAATTAACTGAAACAGCTCAAAAGATTGTGGCTAAAAAAATGTTAGATAATAAAATAGATTATACAAAGCCTTTGTCACGTCAAGTTATGTCAACCAAACGAGCAAATAAGGATTTTGTTAATAAAAGACGACGTACGGTTGCTGAACTATTAAATTATGGAATGGTTGCTGCACAAATATCAGAAGCTCTTGATGTATCAATTTCGGCAATAAATAAAGATATACATGTTATTAGGCATGGTAAAAATAAAGAAGGAAAAGAAGTAGGTGATAGTATTTTGGCTTCATATGACAAAATGTTAGCTGATTTAACGGTTGAATATATTACTGCTGATGAGGCTTCTAAACCTAAGATTATTAATTCGAAAATGAGAACATTAGAGTCTAAATGGAAATATATGTTAATTACAGGTATGATTAGAAAGAAAAAGGCTGGTGCTTTGATAGCAGGTAAAGATTTAGCTAAAATGTCTGCAACTGAATTAACAAATACACTGAAGAATATAAAAAAAGATACTGAAAATATACAAGTTGACAAAAAAAGATCTTCTCAAAGTGATTTAGATGTTCAGAATGGTGAAGTTAAAAGACTTTTTAATAAACCAAAAGTTGAAATACCCAATTTCCTTTTAGAAAAAGATACAGATATTATTGAAGATATCGAAAGTATAGAGGCTGAAATTAAGGATCTTAATGATGTTGGGGTAAGTTAATGGATAGTGATGAAATTGAAAAAAATCAACTAATTAATTTAATTAAAGTTCAGGATGAGTTAATGAGGCGTGAGGGATATACTGATCCTTCTACGTTTGGTTTACCAGATTTGTTGTTTCCAATGAATACTTATCCAGCTACACTTGAGCGTTTAGATAATGGTCTTTATAAAAAAAATAAACGTAAATTGTTAGAAAAAGATGAAACTCGTGGCGAGTATCGTTACAGGAGATATCAAGAGTTAAAAAAGTTCCTTGAAAAAAAATTACATATTCAAAAGGATGGTAGAATTGAAAAGCTTAGAATTGTTGATCCTGTATTAGAGTTTTTAGGTGATATCTTTTTTGGATATATACGTAGAGCTATTTTATGGAAAAATAGAGGTGGTGGTGGTTCTCTTGCTGCTGCTATCGTGATGTGGCTAAGAATGGTATGGCAAAATCAAAGCTGGATGGATATGGCTGGTTGTTTGTTACCAAGCACAGAAGTATATATTAAAGAATTAAAAAATTATATTCCTGTAAGGTGTGTACAGGAAGGATATCATGTTTGGACTTTAACAGAAGAGTGGCGAAAAATAAAAAGAGTCATAAAAAGAAGTGGTGAATATATGGCTTATCAAATCAAGCCATTTGGCTCTATTATTAATACTTTTACAGAAGATCATTTAATTGCGGTTGTTAGCTGTCTTGAACGTGATTTTCAGGGCAATATCGTTAATGTTGATATTGAACATTGGGATTCATTGGATATTATATGGAAAGATGCTTGTTTGGTTAATCCAGATATAGATACAGTTATAATTGGTAAATTAGATAAATTCCCTGGTAAGAAAATAAAATCTAATGGATGTGCTGGTAAAAATGGTAGATGGGATGGCAAGGATAGAACTTATGTTTCAATTGCAATGTTTGATCACTTTGAATATGTTGGTGATGTTTACGATTTAACTGTTGATAGCGAGCCGTTCTTTCTTTGTCGCGATATGACAGTACATAATAGTCAAGAGCAGGCAAAACAGGTTTATGAGTATACTACTCAGTTCTGGGATTGTTTTCCTTTTATGAAGAAAACTCTTTTACCTAATGATACTCAAGTTTCTTTAACTAAATTAATAACAGGTGTAACGTTAAGATGTGTTACTAGTACTGAGAAATCAGCGAGATCAAAACATCCACCTGGCTTATGTATGGATGAAGTTTGTCAGGATAAAGAGGGAATAGATACAGTTTTCAGATCAGCAATGGGAGCTTCATTAACAGAGCCTAATTCAACAATTATTGCACTTTCTACTTTCCATATACCAGTAGGTTTATTTCAAGAGATGTGGGATCATGCTGGCAAATTAGGATTTAGAAGATACACTTGGTCAACGTGGGATATTATGGAGCATTGTTCTGAAGGTATGGATTGTGCTACTGATAAAGATCCATATGCTTATAGCTTTTGTTTAAAGTATTGTCCTTTAACAGAGCAAATAGATGAAGCTGTGCATTCACCTGATGGAATGATTACTAAAAGAAAATATATTGGATGTAGAGGTCAAGCAAGACATACTAATGGTTTCAGGAAAAGAGCAGTTGTCATTGCTGCTAAAGCTGCAAGTGGTAAAAACTTTTTAGTTGAATGGGAAAACAGTAGACCAACAATACCTGGTTCAGTTTATGATATTAATGATGTTACTTATGCTGAAAAAGCAGAATTTGAATTACCTGATAAAGATCCAATATTAGTTCATGTCGGTATTGACTGGGGATTTAATGAAGGCTGTATGTGTGTCATAATGCTTTATGAAGAGGGTATTTTTATTCCAGAGGCAGAGTTTATGAACTTTAAGACTGTTTCTGAGTGTATTGTTATTCTTGAAAAATGGAGAAGTTATTATACTAATTATAATAAAGATGATAGCTTAGGTAAAGATATTTGTGTATATGCTGATGCATCTCATCCTTTTAATAATAATGATTTACATGAAGCTGGCTTTGAAACTGTTCCTGTAGATTTTGGTGGAGTAAAAGATTATGGGCTTTTTAATGTTGCAAAATATCTTGAAAATGGTCGTTTAAATATTAATGGTGATTTATATAAATTTTTAAGACAAATTAAAGAATATAGAAATAATAAAAAAACAGGAAAACCTATTAAAAAAAATGACCATGCTCCTGATTCAATGCTGGCAGGCATGGTAGAGCTTGACTATGATGAACTTTTTGGACCTAATTCAAACATTAAATATATTCGAGAAAATGGTGATAAAAAACCTGATTCAAGTAACGATAAAGTATTAATTTTTTAAAAAAAAAAGTTTTTTACTTGACAAGTTGGATTCAAAATTAATATTATATAGGTAATAGCATGTAACTATTGTAAATCTTATATGGTTACAAAATTTCTTTTCTTATGAAATTAACATTCAGGAGTATCCAATGGGCAAACTTGGAAAGCTTTCTTTAGAGGGGCAAGTGAATCCTAAATTGGCAAAAGTTTCAACAGCAAAAAAGCAAGATATATCACCATTGCATGTTGAAGGCTTAAAAGCTAAAACTACAAATGTTCTAAAAAATAACAGTATGCAATATCCAGGACAAGCAAAACTTAAAAATACAGCAAAATTAAATGATCCTATTTTAAGGACAAAAGCACCGAGTCAAATCCCTGGTTCTAGTAGTGCATTCAAAAATACTTCAAAATTACCTAGTTTTTTAAAATAATTATTGATAAGGTTAAATATGGCAAAAGAATTGGAGCAACAACTTGTTGATGAAGTTCCTTTAATAATTGATGGATATTCTGGAGAAGCTTCTAATGAGGATGTTGTTGCTGGCATAACAAGTGTTATGATTAAGCAATTAGATCCTGTACATCTTGAACAATCAAAAAGAGCAAATGGATTGTTTGGACATGAGAAGGTCGTTCCATTGCCATATGATAAACTTGCACTTGCATTTTTAGCAGAAAAGAATACAAGGTTATCAAAATGCATAGAGTATAGAGCTAGATTAACAGTTGGAATAGATTGGTCTCTTGAAACTAGTAATAAGTATCTTGAACTTATTTCTGAAGTTCAACGTAAGTCTGATAAAAGAAGAGTGGATGAAGATTTCTTGGCGTTAAAGTTATTATTTTCTCGTCCAAATAATGAAGAACCTTTCCCTGAGATTTGTTATAAGGCAAAATATGATCAAGAAACTCATGGTGATGGTTATATTGAAATTGTAAGAAATCAGCTTGGTGAAGCAAAAAAAATGCATCATGTGTCTGGTCATACCATTAGAAGACTTTATGAAGATGGTTTATATGTTCAAGTAAGAGGTAATAATAAAGTCTATTATAAAAGTTTTGGTGATCCACGTTTTTTCTCATCAACTGATGGTACAGAAAAAGCTTATGATTTTAATGACAATGCTAGTGAGTTATTACAATTCTCTATTTATTCACCTCGTTCATCTTGGTATGGTGTTCCTAGATGGATACCTGCTATAGCTGCAATATGTGGAGGTAGATTAGCTGCTGAACGTAATATTGCTTTTTTTGAAAATGATGCAGTGGGTAGAATGGCAATTGTTGTTAATGGTGGAAAATTAGATGCACCTTCTGTTGAAAAAATTGAAGGTTTTATGAAAAGGGGTCATAAAGGGACTCAAAATGCACATCGAATACTTGTTCTGCAAGCTGATGCTAAAAAAACAGTAGGAACAAAAGGAACTGATACAAGTATAACTGTAGTGCCTTTGACTGTTGGTGTTACTGACGATGCAAGTTTTCAGGCATATAGAAAATTAAATGATGAAGAAGTTAGAGAATCAATGGGTATTTCCGTTCCATTTTTCTCTGCTACAAATGTAAATAAAGCTTCTGCATATCATCTTCGAAAAATGACTAATGAACAAGAGTTTGAGCCTGATGCTAAGAGTTATGAGTATAAATGGGATTTATCTGTTTTATCTGAACGAACATTAGGTAAAAGATGGGATATTAATCCAATTTCTCTTAAATTTAAAAAACCTACTCAAATAGATGAGTTAGATTTATCTACAATCTTGACTGATTATTCAAAACATGGTATTCTAACAATTAATGAATGCAGAATAAGAATGGGAGCAAAACCATTACCTGCTGATATTAAGTGGGGTGATTTACCTTTTGCATTTGCTGTAAAGTTTTTTGAAAATGAGTATAGCCTTCAACCAGAAGAAAAAAAAACTCAAGATGTTATAGATAAGATAAAATCAAAACCTGGTACAGAGGTGATTGTAATTGATAAAGATGATGACAGTAATGATGTTATGAAAAAAATAGAAAAACAGATTTATGGTTTAGCGAGTGCATCCTAATGTTAAAAAAAGATACAGATATAACTTTTAAAATTGATTTTGATATAATTGAAAAAAGCTTAGAACAAAAATTAGAATTTCATGCTCCAGCATATATTGTAAGTAGTCTTGATGAAATTAGTAAGTCTCAGAATGTTGATATTGCTTTGTGTGACTTTAATTCTTATCAAACCAATGCATTACATCTAATAGCTAAAAGTATACAAGAATCATTAAATGTTAATATTAATTTTATTGACACAGATAATTGTCAATATGACACATTTTATCATTCGATAAGTAATTTTAATAAATCTAATATAATTATCAAAGAAATGAAAAATCCTGATAAACTATATTTAACTACTCCAGAGATGAAACAACCGTTAGAATATACAATACAAGTTCATTTTGATGGAGTTAATGCACACACTGATTTTCGTTATAAGATATCTAAAAAAACACTTGGTGGCTGGTCTTTTAATAATTTGAAGCCAGGTGCAATACAAGAACCAGTAAATAATTTAAAGATAGCTAAAAAATATTTGAAAGATTTTTCTCTTGAAGGAAATCAATATTTTGAACCTTTATTGCAACCTAAAAATATAATATCTAAAGCATTAAAAGAACATGATAAAAATTGGTTTAATATTGATGAATTGGAAATAAAAATAGATAATGGTGGGGAATCTGAAAAGGGTAATAAATATATTATTACTATCGAAAAAGGTCTTGTTGATATAGGAATGCAATTACCTTATTTTCATGAATATTTTCTTATTGGTGATAAATTTTCAGGTCAATTACGTTTAAAGTCTATAGAAAGTGATGGACGAGAAATAGAGGGGCAAGTACCTATTAAAAAAGGTGATATTTTTTGGATAAGTAATTTTTCAAAAACCATAAAACCTTATTTATTAACTAAAAGGTCTATTACTAAAAAGGCTATGCCTTTACCTGATAGTTCTGGTATACCATATTCAATACATAAAGATATTCCAAAAGAATATAAATATTGGAAAGAATCAGACAAAAAAAGATCTTTTGACATGAGAAAACAACTTATAGAATCTAAACTTATACAAGATGATTCCATTCGAAATGTTGATAAGAAATATAGGCTTGTACATAAAAAACTTTTTTTGGGAGCTGATTTATCTTTATTGGCAAAAGATTGTTTTACCAGTTTTGAGTTTAAACAACAGAACTGGCTTAATAATGATGGTGATATAAGAAGAAACGCTTGGTATCTGTCTTTTAAGAATATTGATCTTCCTTCTGTTTGTATCTCTAATTATACCAACATTGACTCTCTTGATAAAATCTCTATTATAGAAACTGAAAATGATTTATTTGGAATTGAAGGTGATATAGATCCTAATAGTAAGTATAATACTTCAAAATCAATGTTATCTAATATTAACAATATTGATTCTGGAAATGTTGAAATTATATGTAAAAATAAAAACAGTTTTGATATAGATTTTAGCGGTACAAAGCTTATAGGTAAATATCATTTTTCCAGAGAAGAACCTAATTCTAAATATTGGTTAATGTCAAAAAATATTCCAGAAAAAGAGAAATCTGCTTATGAAGTAGTAAAGTCTGATAATAACATTGAATGTATTAACTGTATAGGGTATGAACTTGAAGAAAAGGATTTAAGGCCTTTTACTCTGTTTTCCCCTGCTGATATATCACAATCATCCAAAAGTCTTACTGAAATAGCTGAACAATATTCTAAAAATCCTTATAAATCTATTGGATATACTGTTCAAAGAATAGAAAAGGGTTTGCGTTGTGTTGTGCAAGGTAAGGATAATAAATTTTTAGCTTATCATGTTAATAGTGAGGATTTATATTTTCTTAAAATTAATGAAAATATCAAAAAGGAATTACTTGTTTTAAACGATAAAATAGGTGATTTTGTTTTGGATTGTAATCTCGTTTTTAATGATGATAAAATTGAGCATGAAGATATTTTGAAGGGATTAGATACCTTTTTAGATAACAATGATTATCATTTTTCTGTTTTACATATTATATATAGTTCGACGTTAAATATTAAAAAATCTTTAGATAAATTTTCTGTAAATGATCTTTTGAACAATACAACATATTTTTCTATGCCTACAATTAATTCTTTTTCAGATATTAATATCTTTAAAAAGGTTATTAAAGGCTTAAAGGACAACAGATATAATAATGATTTTCTTTTAAAACCTAAAAACAATGCTTATAGTGAAAATAATATTGATTCATGGCAAGTGTTTAAAGAATATAGAACAATTAATTGCATTGTTTTAGATAAAAAAAAACCTGATGGACGACAAAAAACTAACACTTATTCTTTTGGTTTGGCTGTGAGTTCAGGAGTTAATTATCCAAAAGATAAATTGGTAACATTAGGTAAATCATTATATGTAAAAGCGTTTGTAGGCATTAAAAGTGAAGATACATTTGATATTAGTAATAAAGTTTCTATTTCTTTTAAAAGTGCTAAATGCCTTATTCGAAAAGGTATTTTTATTGATTCGAGTATTAAACAAAATGGTCTTGAGTTATCTAGCGTTAAATCTATTTCTTTCTTTGATGATTTTGTTTCAAAACTTAATCCAAATGAAGTAGAAATAGAAAAATTAGATTTAGATTATATATCTATTTGTAAAGGAATAGAAGAACGTTATATACTTGGTATTGTTTTAGAACCTGATATAGTAGATGGTCAAAATGAAGTTGTCTCTAAACAGGAAATTCGTCAAGCTTGTTTTAGTTTTATGGAGAATTATAAAAAGCTTGGAGTCTATCATACTGAAGAAAATAAAGGTAGATTAGCCATTTTAGAGAATTTTTTAGCTCCTGTAACTTTTACACTTGGCGAAAGAGAAGTTGTTGAAGGTACATGGTTGATGGGTATTAGGGTTATGGATGATTCTTTGTGGTCTAAAATCAAGAATGGCGATATTACTGGTCTTTCTATATTTGGTCGCTCACGAAGAGTTGCAAATAAAAAAACAACTATTAAGATAAGAAAAGTTTAAATATGACAAAACTTAAATTAACACCTGCACAAAGACGTTTATTAAATAAGCGTAGAAAATCAGGAGTTGTTCGATTACAAGATCTTGAGGTTGCAAAAGTTGATCTTGTTGGAACACCAGCTAATCTCCAAAATTTTTTAATTGTTAAAAACTTTCAGTCTGGGGGAAAGATTATGCCACATGATATTGTGGAACTTATAGAAAATTCAGATGGTTCTTTAGCCTCAATTGTAAAATCTCAAGAATCTAATAGTACTTTATCAGATGAAATCAGTAAAACAGTAGATGTAGATGATACCAATAGTATTGTTAATGATACTCTTATTGATTCTGATAGTAATGTTGATAATAATGATAATTTATCAGAAAATAATGTTGATGTTAAAGTTGATGAACCAAATGTTGATGTTAAAACAGATGAGTCAAATGTTGATGACAATGTTAATTCTGGTATAGAAGATAAAGATAGTACAAATGCTTCTGTTGTGGAAATAGATACAGAAAATAATATTAAGGAAGTTGATACTGAGAATACCGAACCTCTTAATGAGATACAAAAAGAGATAAGTGTTAAGAATCCAGTATCAAAAGAGTTAAAAAATGTTGTTTTATCTTTTTTAGATACTTTATTAATGGAAGTAAGCGGTCTTTTATATTGGTTAAATCGCATGAATGATGGCGATGATGTTATAAAGTATGTAAAAGCAAAAGAAATAATGTCATCTAGTCTAGTAAAAATGTCAAGTGCATTGTTTAATGTTGCTGAGGATTTAAAAAAACCTAGAGCAATGAAATCTTTTGTTGAAGACATGTTCTCTTTAAGTCCAGTTATAAAAATGGAAGATTCATTACGAGTTGAACTTACTCTTGTATTAAAAAAGTCACTACATATTTTTAGAAATATGTTTGTATCAATAGCAAGTCTTCCAGAAAGTTGTACAGGTAGAGAGTTCCTTTTATCTGAATTAGCAATTAATTCTTTGTTAGATATTGCTGTTGACTTTCAAACTGTTGCAAAAAAATGTTCTAAGTCTGATGATGAAGAGTCTATGAAATCTTTAGAATTAGATGAAAAGGAGAAAAAAGTGGAAAAAATGAAAAAAGAAGAAATCATTAAGTTTCTTGAAGGTAATGAGTTTTCAGATGTTCAGCTTGATGAAATGCGTGGTATTTTTTCACCAATGCTGGAGAGTGCTAAAACAATGGCAACTGGAAATGATGCTGAAAAAGAAGCTGATGTTGCAAAAGAAAATATAACAACTGAAGACACTGATGTTTCAACTGAAACAAATACTGATGAAGATCCAATTTTAAAGGCTTTAGCTGAAATAAAAAATGGACAAATAGAAATCACTGATAAGTTTACATTACAAGAAAAAACTACTAGTGAGATATCTAAAAAATTTGAGACTTTAAGTTCTCAGTTTGTAACTACACAAAAAGAGGTGGGGTCACTTAAAGATCTTGTTGGTCAAATAGGCGGTAAAACTCCTACTTCTAAAAGCCTTAAAGGTCAGGAACTTGACACTCCTGAAGCTAAAGATAAAAACACTTTTGATGGTGTTTTCTTTCATACTTTGAAATAGTTTTGTTTTTATTTTAGCAATAATTTTTATTGCACTTAATATTACTTATTTGTCCAATATAAGATATAAGGAAAAAAATATGGAAAATAAAGAACTTGTATCCAAGAACTTCTCAACCCAGGCATTACTTAATGGAGGAGAACTTCTACCAGACCAAAATGATAAACTTACAGTACTTGTTGCTGATCAATCTATTCTTTTGAAAAAAGTTCATTTTGTAAAAATGAAACAATCAAAACAAAGAGTTGATAAGCTTCATATTTCTGAACCAGTAACAGAAGCAGCGTTTGAAGATACACCACTACCTTCTAATGTAGTTGGTAAATTCAATTTCATAGAGCTTTCTGCTGAAAAAGTAAGATCATCTTGGCATATTACTCATGAATTTCTTCGAGACAATATTGAGCAGGCTGGTGCTGAAGATACATTAATGTCTACAATCACAACTCGAATGGCAACTGATTTTGAGATGCTTTTTATTCAAGGTGATACTACTGCTCCAAATACAACCCATGAAGGTAGATTGCTTAGAACTTTTGATGGAATAGATAAACTAACACAAGATTCACACCTTGTTGACGTTAGAGGTCAATCAATAGTTTTAGACCATTTTGCTAGAGCTGCAAGAGCGATGCCATCTAAATATAAAAATGATCCAGGTCTTAAATGGATTATATCTGATGTTATTGTTAATGATTGGGTTAATACTTTAGCTACAAGAGCAACAGCACTTGGTGATAGAGCTGTATCAGGTTTTTCATCTGCACCTCTTGGAAAAGAATTTGTAGTTGTAAACTTAATCCCATCTGATAAACCAATTAATCTTGAAACTGGTATACCTGCTGAAGTAGTTGGTAATCTTAATGGACCTTTTGAGATTGTTACAGGAATAAATGACACTCTTGTTGTTACAATTAATGCTCTACCTGCTAGAACTCTTGTAATACCTGCTGGTACACTTGAGACAGTTAGAATAGCTAACCTGCTTAATGGTTTATTTGCAGTTACAAATGACCCTGCATATGCTTATGATGATGGCCTTGGAAGACTAGCAATAAGAACAGACGATGCGGCTGTTACAGCTATTATTACAATAGGTGCAAGTAACTCATTAACTACATTAGGTTTGACTGCTGGTGTGTTTACAGGTCAAGATACTGGTAATGCTGGAATACTTAGAGAAGGTTCTTTTATGCTTTACTGTAACCCAAAAAATTTAGTTTTTGGAATGGTACAGAATGCTAGAGTTTATTCTGAGTATAACAAAAATAATGATAGACTTGAGACTACTATTTATAGTGAGCTTGCAGCTAATGTAGAGAATGTTGATGCTATAGTTAAGGTTGTTAATCTTCGAAGAAAACCTCTATAAGTTTAATTTTAATAGGTCATCATTCGATGGTGAAAATAAAGAAAAAAACTTTATTTTAGTCAAAAAAGGGATTGGTCTAACCTTTCCCTTTTTATTTTTTTGAAAGAACAAATATGGATATCAAAATTAAATATAAAGGTGCATATAAACTAGTTGTATCACCTGTATTAAGTACAAGCTATAATTTTAGTAATGGAATACCTTTACTATTGCAAGCTATGTCTGATCTTCCTTTTTTTGAAGCACAGCCTAATTCGTATAAAATTTTAAATGCTTCAAAAATAGATATGAAGAAAGTAAGATCTGGTTTTTCTCGAAAAGCATTAAATATTCATGAGGTAAAACCTGTTAATACAAAACAGCCATTACAAGCATCAGTAGTCTTACCATTAAAAACAGGTAATGTTAAAAAAGAAGAGAAAATAGCTACAAAACCAATAGTTCCAGTAAAAGTTGCAACTCCTATTATTACTCCTGAAACAAAAATAAAGCCTAGACCACCAATTACTCCAGTGGTTCAACCAAGTTTAGTGCAAGTACAGCAACCAGTTATCAAGCAAAGAGCAAAAGAATTGACAAAAAATATAAAAAAGAAAGCTTCTACTAAATAGGTGAATAAATGAAATCTCTTTATGTTTCAATAGCGGAGCTTAGGCAAGAAGGTTTAAGCTTATTAGAAATGAATGATGATAGAGCTTTTGTCTTGATTGATAGAATGTCAAAAAAGATAGATCTTTTTACGCAACAATTTTTTTCTCCTAGAGAAAAGATTGTCAAAGTAAATGGTAAAGGCATTTCTTATACTTCTTATCATAATGAGATTCCAATTATTAAAATTAATTCTTTAAAATTAATTCCAGACCATACACATGTTAAAAGATGGAATTGTGTTTTTCCTAGACAAATGATAGGTACTGAGCCTTTAAGTGTAACAGATTATACAATTGATTCTTCGAGAAGGAGAATTGAACTTATAGATTATTCTTATAATGTTTATCATCATAGTGATTCGTTCTATTCAGTTGGCGAAAGATTTATGAAAGTTTTTCCTGAAGGTAGTTCAAATGTAGAAATTGATGGTGTTTTTGGAAATATAGAAAATCAAAAAGAATTTGAAACAACGGTTACATCTCCAGTTTTAACAATTGAGACTTTGATACATGTAGATGATGCTAGTGGTTTTGAGCAGTATGATCATTTAATTATTGATATTACGCCTGGCATTGAACGCAGAATTACAGATGTTGATTATGATAATAATACAATCTCTATAGATCAACCAATGAGAAATATTCCAACTGGTACGATTTTAAAAACATATGGTGCTGTTCCAGGTCAAATTGCAGAATGTGTTATGCGTTTAATAAATAGATATAGGAGTGGGTTGCTTGATCCTGAAAATGAAGATAATCTTAATGGTGCAATCTTTAAAGAAAAAACAGATATGTATAGTTGGGAAGCTGAATCTAAGTTTATTAATGGTTTGTGGAATATGGATAACACTAATTGGGCTTCAACTGGAGATTTAATTGTTGATCGTATCTTACAAGAATATGTATCTCCTATTTATGTTGGGATCGTATAAATGAGAAGACCTGTAAGGCTTAATTTAGTTCGAATAGTCATTATGCCAATAGATAGACCAAATACAGTTATTGATCCTGATTTTAAAGAACCAATAGGAAAAAAAGAATTTGCTTCATCTTATGAGGTAAATGGTCAATTAAACATATTTTCACCTAATAAATATATGTATGAAATGCATATGAAAACTAGAACAGGTGATCAAGCTCCAGTAGCAGGTCGAATAATCTTTAGAGAACAAGATTTGGAAGACAAACTTATTACTATTGCTAAAGGCGATACAATTGTGTCGGCTGGCAAATTAGGTAGAGAAAAAAAAATAGATGCTAGAGTTTTAGAGGTTAGACCTTTATCGTGGAAGTTTGGAAAACCACTTTTAACCGTTGTTGAATTTGGTTATGATTATGATAAGAAAGCAGTACCAAAGGATATATAATGGCTCGTCCATCAAGAAATGTAGATCAATTATTCTCAATTAAAGGTGATTTATTCTCTCGTGGATTAAGGCGTTTGACAAGTGCTGTTGCGACGACCAAAAAGGATAAAACAGAAAAACATATTCGTGATTTTATTGATAAAGTCGCCTTGGTTCATAAAACTACTTTAGTAAAGATTATTGATTCAGATAAACCACCTATTAAGACAAAATGGAAGCCTTTAAGCAAAGGTTATGCTAGATCAAAGGGACATGGTCATAGATATATTAAAAATAAGATACTAAGAAATTCTTTTCGATTAAAGCGAGAGACAAAAGGTAAGGTTTATGTTGCAAGTATTGGTATTCCATCTGGGAAAACCTATCCTAATGGTATGGCGGTATGGGAAGTTTTAAAAATGTTAGATAAAGGCAGTAAGGCAGAAAAGGGGTCAAGAGCAAGACCAGTAATTCCAGCAAGACCAATTTTAAAAGGTGCATGGGAAATGTCTTTTTTACAAGCAAGAAAAGAATGGAGAGGACTTGTAAATCTTATCACATTTGAATTGAAAACAGGTTATGAAAATTTTAAGTGAGAGTATAAATTATGCAAGTAGAATTTAAATCAGAAACAGATGCTAATATTAATATTAAACTAAAAAGAGCTACAGCAGCAAAATTATCTTTTGTTCTTTATGATCGTCAATTGATAGGTAATAGTTTAACATTAGAATTAATATTTAAAATTGGTAGTGTTGAGAATGTTATTAGAAGATTAACTTCTTTTGTAGGCTCTTCATGGACGTTTGTCCCTAATATGGATTTACCACCAGAAGGCAATTTAATATTTAGAACAATTGGTGGTGGAGCTGGTGATAAACATTGTGTCTCTATTGGATATGCGGAGTAATTTTTATGTCAGAATTTGAAACTATAGATGGGGTAATTACTGGATGGGGTATTGACTCAGAAGGTGGCGGTGGAAGTGGTGATGGAATTAATTTGAAAAATGACGGACTTCTCTTACCTAATTCACCATATTCTGTTTTAAATATTTCAGGTGAAGGATTAACTGTCTCAAATGTATCAACAAGTGAAGCTAATTTATCTTTAGATTTATCGGCTGTAGCAAGAGAAATTTTTTCTGCTGAAGATATTCCAGAGTATTCAACTAATGCTGATGTTTATCAATCTAAGTTAGATTTAATATTTACTCCTACCAAAAGTTCTAGTTTTATCCTTCTTGCTTTTTCAGAAGTATCTATGGATAATGCACAAAAACAAGGTATGGTAAAAATAGCGGTAAATACTTCTAATATAATATCTGAAGTATCAACATTGATCCCATTTCCATTATCGCCACATAACAATAATGAGTGGTTAGAAAAAACAATTGTTGCAAAAGTTGATTTAGCAAAAAATATTCAACATACAATTAATGTTTCGTGGAAATCATTAAATGTTGTAGATACTGTTTATATTCGAAGAACAAGAATAATTGTGTTAGGCGTTTAGGAGATTATAATGGCATCATATACATATGATAAAGATACTGTTTCAATAAAAAAATTAATGTTAGAAATAAAGGTTGCAATACCAAGTGTAGTAGTTAAATATATAACTAAAAATCAACCAGGTAAAATAGAAATAGTTACTGAAAGTGATTTATCAGTTGAAAATGTTTCATTATTGGCATCTACTGTGTCAAATCACGTATTTTCAACTCTTAGAAAAGAACAAGATGGACGATTTATTGTTAGAGAAGAAGAAAATGGAAAACTACTTTCTATAAAAAAATATAAAGATAGAAATAATAATGTTTTTTCAAATGTTGTTTATGCAGAAGAGTATAATTATACTCTTGGTATTTTAGATAATATAAAAAAATATCATTATTTTGAAGATAATACTCCTGTATTAATCTCTACGGTTTTGAAAGACACTATTGTTGTAGATGGAAAAACATTAATTATTGATGAATTGATTTAGGAATTTAATATGCCAATTAAAGTTTATAATTCATATAATTCAACATGGGATATGCCTATTTATGATGATAGCTTAGCCTGTATCTTAGATTATGGATTTAAATTAAGAAAACATTTACAAAATGGTGTTTTTAGCTTTACTGGCGATTATGAGGATACTACTTTTACATTTCCAGTATTTAATGCTTTGAAATTAGATAAAATTATTGGTATTGATTACGGTGGAACTGTACCAGATGGAACAGATGTTAAGTTTAGAATTTCGACTGATAACAATAATTCTTACCAAATATATGATGTTTTAACTTTTGCTTGGCGTGCTGCGGTTGGAGATGAATTTATATCTTTAGATGATTTAAATAGTGGTATGTCAATATTATCATTAGCTCCTAATAATACTTTCTCAATACAAATGAAATTATTTGCTAATCATGAAAAAGTTTTAACACCTGTTGTAAGTTGTATTGTTTTTTATTTTGAACTTAGAGATTATATCCCATATCAAGATCTTGCAAGATCAGTAAAAAGATTTATTGAACAAAATTTAAATGCTAAATTAAGATATGCAGATAAAGCTACTACTATATCTAACATAATGACATTAGATGTTAATTTAAATGTTAAAGAAATAAAATCTGTTTATAATTTGACAACGGATAGTATAAAAGTATATAATTTATATGATAGTTACGATGAATTAACTAAAACTATTACTTTGAATGCTATGTTTGCACCTGGTGATGTATTAGAAGTAAATTATTATGGATGTCCAGATGTTATGATTTGTCAAGATCCTGATTACGAAGAGTCAAGTCTTCCTAAAATACTTATAGAGATTACAGGTGTTGAAGAAAACCCTTATGGTACTTTTTACTTGCATTTGAACGAAAATCCAAGTAGTGATGATTATGTTCGAATGAGAGAAAATCCAATACAAAAAGATTATAGGGTAATAACTGAAGCATTGTGTCCTAGTGGTCTTGATAGTTATGCATATGCACATGCACTAGATAAATTGTTGCGTGGTATTAGAAAGATTGATGCAATAGAATCTGGAGCAATTATATCATGTGTTGATTTTAATCATTTTGACCGATTTGATGTTGTTTCGAATAATTTAAAAGTTAAACGAACAAATTTTGTTGCTGTACTTGATGATTATTTTGATGATGTTGAACAAAAGAAAAAAATTCAAGATATTATTATTACATTCAACTTAACAAGGAAATTTTAGATTCCAGAGGAGAAACTTATGGCTAAGACGTTTATTGTTCAAAACGTAAGCAAACGAGTATTGCCTATTAACCTCGATACTTTTAAAGGCAAAAGAAGAGATTCTATTCATCTTGCACATAAAGAGAAGAGTAGACCATTAACTGAAAAAGAATTTAAAAGTAGAGAAATCTCAGAACTTTTAAGAATAAAGCCAAGAGCAAGTTTAAAAGTTTTTGAACAAGATAGTGCTGTTGTTGCAAAAGAAAGTAAACCTATAATTGTTGAAAAACAAGATCTTAAAAGTAATATAAATAAGAAAAAATAGTAATAGAAGTATTAATTTGCTTTTTGCTTTATTTTTAAAAAGGATAATTTTATGCCTGACTATAAATTCCCAAATGTCTATATGGTAGAGAAACCTGGACTTCCAATAGTTTCTCCTGCCAGTACAAATATTGCTTGTATGATTGGGCAAGCTGAACGTGGTCCACTCAAACCTATTTTTATTGATCATCCAAAAACTTTCCTTCAATATTTTGGAGGTTCTTTTCAAGGTAGTTATAGCCTTGACGCTATAAATGGATTCTATGGTGAAGGTGGTCAACGAATGTACTTTATTAGAGTTGTTGGCTCTGGAAGTGCAGTTGCATCAAAAGACTTTGATAACCTTGACGGTAATCCAGGAATTACAATTAAAGCTCAAAACCCTGGTTCATGGGGTAATAAGATTAGAGTTTCTTCAGCAAAATTTGAATCAGAACTTGATGTGGATATACCAATCGGCAATGTTACACAAATAACACTTAAAAGTATTCGTAACTTAAATAGAGGTGATGTTATTTATGTCGATGATGGAACCACTGTTTTACGTTCAGTAGTACTTTCATATGATGCAGCCACAAGAGTAGTTGATATTCAACCTATGCCAGTTGCAGCTTTAATACCTGCTGGTACAGCAGCACTTAGTAATTCAATGCATAGAGCAACTACACAACTTGCTGTTGACATTACAGCTGGTAGTATTACAGAATTTGAAGTTAATGATGCCAGAAATTTAAGGCCAAATCAAATATTGTGGATTGGCGATGGAACAAATAAGGTAGAATGTGTTGTTGAATCTGTAAATAATGAAACTATTATGATTGCCGCGACTGTGTTTCCAGCTTTATCTGCTGCTACTTCTCTTGTTGCTTCTCAAGAATTTTATATGAATTTTTACTATAAAGGTGAACAACCAGAATCATCATTCGAATATCTTTCGATGAATGAAGATAATACTAGTGATTATATTGAAAACAAATATGGTCCGGAAAGCAATCAGTCAATTTATATCGAACTAGAAGATCTTGCAGTCGGTGGTTCACTTGTTAATCTGATTCCAAAACCATTTAAAGATATAGCACTTACAGGTGGTCTTAATGGTGCTACTCCAGTAGATGATGATTATATCGGTGATAATGCTACTGATCCTAAAACTGGTATATATGCAGTTGATGATCTTTATGATGTGAGTATATTGGCTGTACCTGGAATTACAACAATTACTGTTCAAAAATTTATGCAAGAGTATCTTGAGGGTAGTAATCGTAAAGATATGATTGGCATTATCTCTGCTCCAATGGCAAAAACAACTCCACAGGATGTAAGAGATTATAAAAATTTTGATCTTAATATTGACAGTAGTTATTTAGCTTTTTATTATCCTTGGGTTATCGTTAGAGATCCAGATTCTAATGCTATTACTAAATTATCACCCCCTGATGCAAGAATAGCAGGTCTTTATGCTAGAATAGGTGACACTAGAGGGATTCAAAAGTCACCATCAAACGAACCTCTTTTTACAGCGGTTGATCTTGCTCGTAATGTTTCAGATAACGAACAGAGTATACTTCATCCTGAAGGTATTAATGTTATACGTTCATTTAGAGGTCGTGGTATTAGAGTAAACGGTGGACGAACAATGCAATTCAATAAAGATGGGAAGCATTACGTTTCTATTCGAAGAGTATTGAACTTTGTTAAAATATCATTAAGAACAGACCTTTCTTGGGTTGTTGAAGAACCAAATACAAGAGATACAAGAAGTGCTGTTGAAACACAGATAAAGCAATTTCTGGGTGGATTATGGGCACAAGGCATGTTAGCTCCAGAAGATGATGAATCTAAAGCTTATTATGTTAAGTGTGATGGCGAAAACAATACACAAGCAGATGTTGATGGTGGAATATTAAGGATTGATGTTGGTATTAATCCTCCAAGACCAGCAGAGTTTGTTGTTTTATCTCTTGAACTTTGGAATGGTAGTGTTTCAATTAGTGAAGGTTAATATAACACATTAAATGGAGGAAATGGAGGTGATAATATTCATCTCCATAAAATATAATTATGGCAGGAACAGATTTAAAAGGCGGAAGACCCGATATTTTACGTGGATTTAGATATAATGTATCTATTACACCTGAAGGTGAAAAATCTATTGGGACTTTAGGGTTTTCAAAAGTATCAGGGTTAAACTTGGGAACCTCGGATGTAATTGAATATAGAGAAGGTAACGAGCGTGTATCACCTCGAAAAATACCAGGTTTAAATAAATTTGATAATATAACTCTTGAACAGGGTAGGGCTTTAAGCGACACAGGAACAGCATTAGCTGATTGGCGAGCAGCAGTTGTGTGGGCTGAAGGTGGCAAAGGCGGTTTTTCGCCAGATGGTAAAAGATTCGGACTACAATATTTTGATTATAAAAATTATCGTGCTTCAATGAGAATACAGCTCATTAATAGAAATGGAAAACCATCTGTTGAATGGCAAATAGATAAAGCATGGCCAATATCTTTAAAGTTTTCAGATTTAGATGGAAATACTTCTGATGTATTGATTCAAACTTTAGAGATTGCAACTGAAGGTATTCAAGAAGTTGTTGGTTATACGCGGACTTCTTCAGAAGCAACTTCAGGAAGTGCAATTACAAAATGATTTCTATTGTTAATAAAATCATATTATGATAAAATCCACTACCTTTATGGTAGTGGAAAATTTAATATTAGCGTAATAGAGGTTTGGTTATAAAAATTTTTAAATTTAGGTTTTATATATTTTATGATTTTACGTAAACATGATATATCCAGAGCATATAAATTTAGAGTTTTAATTCCTAGAAGTAGTTATGATGATACTTTTTATGATAGTGAAGCAGCAGAAGGTAGACATAAAGCTATTAATAAAGGTATAGATTCATATGCTAACAATATGATGTCAAGTGATAGATGGTCAAGATTTTCAGAAAGAGAAAAAAGAAATTTTAGAATAATAGTTAAAAATATGCGTTCACGAGCTTGGAGAAATTCAGATGAAGGGGAAAGAATAGCTTCAAATACTTATGATATAGGTTTCTCAAAGGTTTCTGGATTAACAACTGGTCAATGTGATATTATGACATATAGGAATGGCTATGATAAACTTGATTATCATAAAGAACCTGGTTTAGTAAAAGTAAAAAATATAATACTTGAAAGAGGTTTTGCAGTTCAAGATGCTTTTGAATTTATGTTTGCTTGGCATCGTCATACAATGTTTAATATGGATGAAAAATTAGATATAGGTGAACAGGTAAAGAGGCCACAAGATGTTGGTTATAATCCTGATTTTGAAGATAATGACAGTACTTATTTTATGAGAAATATACGAATATCATTATATGACAGATTAGGTAGAACTAAAACTTCTTGGTCTTTATCTAATGTATGGCCAATAGAATTAGAATTTTCAGATTTAGATTCTATGGATTCTAAAGTAATAATAGAACGAATGGTTTTATCGGTGCATGGTATAGATATTAATTGAGGTAACTAATGGCAAAAGGTATTGATATTTTACGAGCATTTAAATATAGAGTAACGATAGTTGAAACAAAAGGTAGTAATAGTAGCATATTGGGTTTTTCAAAGATATCAGGTTTGACTCTTGGGGCTTCGGATGTGATTGAATATAGAGAAGGTAATGAAGGTCCTTTTTTTCGAAAACTTCCTGGTTTACATAAGTATAAGAATGTTATATTGGAAAAAGGAAAAGGAAGTGATGCAGATATCCTTGAAATGGAAAGATGGAGAGATCAAGTTTCTTATTATAGATCAAATATAAAAGTAACAGATAAGGATGGATATGGGACTGTTTATTATTATAAGACTATCAATATTGCATTATATTCTAGGTCTGGAGATATTAAATTTGAATGGGTATTACATAATGCTTGGCCTACAAGTATTGATTATAGTGATCTTGATGCTCAAACATCATCATTTTTAATAGAAACAATAGATATTGCATATGAAGGTGTTGAGATAATCCGTCATAAGTAAAAATTTTTTCTATTAAAATTGATATATTATTAATTTTTTGTTATTATATTTGAAATAAAACGATTTTAACAAGGGAAAATTATGCCTACTTTAAGAAGTAATAGTTATGATCCATTAAGAGATTTTAGATTTATTGTTAGTTTTCCTGGTGAAAAAGCTCAAAGTAGACAAGATATTAAACTTGGTTTTTCAAAAATATCAGGATTAAATTTAGGAACATCAGATGTAATTGAGTACAGAGAAGGTAATGAAATTATTTCACCTCGAAAAATACCAGGTTTAAACAAATATGATAATATAACTTTTGAAAGGGGACGTGCTAATGATCCTGGGAATACTTTTTTTTTAGAAGATTGGCGTGAAAAAGTTGCCCACCATAAAGGTGGTTATAAAGGTAATTCTCCAGATGGAATAAACAAGTCATCTACATTTTTTAGGAAAAAAATTAGTGTTAGCGTTGTGAATCGTGATGGTCATGTTGCAACGAAATTTGTTTTATATGATGCATGGCCAGTAAGTTTAAAGTATTCTGATCTTGATAGTCAAAATTCTGGGTTATTAATTTCAACATTAGAAGTTGCAATTGAAGGTCTTGTGGTTTTTTAATTAAGTTTTATTGATAGTATTAAAAATATTCATTGGTAAATTATTTATATTATCTAAACTTATTAATAGGCTTGATTATTAAAGCAATGTTAGATAATTATTTTTAGTCGTACTAAGAAAGGTAAAGAATGGAAAATAAAAAGAAAAAAGAAGAACAGGTTGATGTTCAACCTAAGAATGAAGTTAAAAAAGAAATTGAATATAATGCACATCTTGACAAGGAAATTTTTGAAGATATAGAAAATGGAATAGTATATCTTCCGCTTGGTTGCATTATTGATGAGCGTTTAGAGCGAAAAATAAAAATAAAAAAAATGAAAGCTAGAGACAGATTAGAAATGTCTCGTAAAAAAAGTCAAAAAAACCCAATGAAAACATTTGATCTTATTCTTAATAGATGTGTTTTAGAAATTGGAGACAAGCCAGCTACATCATCCCTTATCCAATCTTTTTCAACAGGAGATAGAGATACATTATTTCTTGCACTTCGAAGATATTCAATTGGTGACACTATGGTATATAAAACTAAATGTGGAGCTGTTGATTGTGGTGAAGAGTTAGAGATAGAGCTTTCTTTATCAGATATTCCAATTAAGCAACGTAAGCCAGAAAATTATATCATAAAAGATGGACGAAATTTCATAAAAGTAAAAAATGAAAAATTGGGTATTTCTCTTGAGATGAGAGTCCCAGATAATAATGATTTCCAAGCATTAAAAAAATATGTTCTTGATCAAGATCCAGAATTAGATTATCAGTTATATAAAAGATGTTTAACTAAATGGAATGATAAAGAAGGTCCTTTTGGTATTGATTTTGTATTAGATTTTGATATTCCAGAGATAAAATGGATAGAGGATATTGTTCGAGAGTTGCCAGGTCCTAATTGGGATTTTAATATTACATGTGATTTTTGTGGATCAGTAGGAAAAGTTAATCTTGGTAATATTGATTTTTTATCTTAGATCCGAGTATTGATCCATCTCTCAATCCAGATGCTTATAAGGAGTGTTTCACGAGTGGTGAAGTTTTAATGGAACAATGGTTCTATATAAATAAAACTATGGATGGCGGCTTTTCTCTTGATGAGTTTAAAGATCTTGATGATTGGGAGCGTTATTGGCTTATAGAAAGATGTGTTCGTTATAATGAACAAGTAGAAAATGAAATGGATAAAGCCAAAAATTAATATTCGGAAATAATAATCAGGGATTGTTAATAGCAATTCCTGGTATCTTTTTTTGATTGGAACGAGTAATGAGTGTTACAGAAGAACATTTCAAATTAACGACATGGTTTGTTGCAAAAAATCAAATGAATCCTGCAATGAAAAGTGTAAGTGCTGGTTTTGCAACATTACAGAAAGATGCTGCGGCTACGCTTGGAGTTATTAATAGTTATAGTATGATTTCTTCTGTTATGGCAAGAGCTGGTAGATCAATTACACGTTTTACGTCAACGGCTGTAAAAGAATTTGCTAAATTTGAGACAGAAATATTATTTACTGCAAAAGTTATGGATAAAACAATAGATTCATATGGTGCAATATCTAAAGCTGTACTTAGTGTTGCTAGAGATGTTCCAATTGCAACGCAAGAAGTTGCTAAAATGGGATCATTTTTAGCTCAAATGGGTATTCAAACCCCAAAGGCTTTAAAAGGTATGTTAGGTGTTGTAGCGAAGACAGCGTTAGCTACAAGAGTACCAGCTAAACAGCTTTCTTTGATGTTTGGTAAATTAACACAAATTTATGCTAAAGCTAATGACAAAGAAGAAGATATGATGATTACAGCAAGGAAATTAGCATCAGCATTAGTTGTAGTTTCAAATAGGACTTCAGATGTAGCAGGTAAGATTTCTGATATGACTGTTCGTTTTGCTGCTTCTGCAAATGAAATGAATTTAACGGCACAATCATCTATGGCAATTTCTTCTATTTTGGTAAATAGTGGAATGCAAGCAAGAAGAGGTGCGACTCAGATAACGAAAATATTAAGAACTATGATTACTAAGCCAGCACAATTAGCTGCTGAAGCTGGTATCCAAATTAGTGATTTTCAAAAACATATGGGACGAGCATTAAAAGGTGAAGAAAGTGGAGCACAAATTTTTCTTGGTGTTTTGTCTGCATTTAGAGAAAAATATAAAGGTGATAAAATTGGGTTGGCAGAATCTATTAAAAGAATATGGGGTACAAGTATTCCAGCAGCAAATGCAATGACTTTTCTTATTCGAAAAGTTGATTTATTGAATAAAAAAATGAGAGAGTCAGAAAAAGCTTTTAAAGAAGGTGCTGAATTGCAGAATGCTTTAGCACTTGTATCTTTAAGTTATTCATCACAGCTTACATTACTTTCTAATGCTTGGACTAAATTAAAGATTGTTATAGGTAAAGCATTAAAACCTATATTAGTTCCTTTAATTTGGATATTAAAGACTATGTTACATTTAGTAACAATGATACCAAAACCTATACTTAGAGTCATTAGTGTTTTTACTGTATGGGCAGGTATAGCTACTATTTTAGCTGCTAAGTTTACACTTATGAGACTTGTTTTTGGAGGTCTTTCAAGTGTTTTTGGTACTATGGAAATAGCTGCTAGGGGTTTTTTGGGTACAATGATAAAAATAATGTCACTTGGGACTTTAGGTGGTGGTGGATTTTTCGGCGGAAAAGCTATGGTATCAAATGCTATTAATACTAAATTAATGGCAGACAAATTATTAGCATCTAAAAAAGCATTAGCTATTGCAACTACTAAAAGAACAGCGGTCTCTAATCTAAAAACGACTCCTCTAACTAGCGTAGCTGCTAATCTCAGAATGGCAAGACAAGGAAAAATAATAACAAGACATACTCAAAAAATGGCTTTACTTAATAATCAATTAGCAACAAATGGAAGTATTTTTGCAAGAGCAAGTGTTAAATCAAGATTATATTGGAGATCTTTTAAGAGTTCTCGCCTTGTAAAGTCATTAGGTGTGCTTGGACGATCTTTAATTAAAAACCTAGGTGAAATGCCAACTCCAAGTAAGGCTTCATTTAAACGGCTTTTAAAGCCGCTTTCTAATATCTTCGGAGAAATGATTACCTTAATGAAAAAAGGTTTTATGTCTGTTGCTAAAACAGTAATGGATGGAGGCTTTTTAAAAAGTATAAGTAGTGGTTTTTCAGGTCTAATGAAAAGCATGAAAGGTAGTTTTTCAGGTATAATCAAGATGATGAGATCAGCAATGAGTCTTTTAGGGCCATTAATGATTGTTGCTGGTGTTATATATTTTATATATGAAAATTGGGATAGATTAAAAGAAGCATTTGGCGGTTCAAGTGCAATAAGTGATGCGTGGGGTGAAACATGGACAAGTATAAAAAATGCTTTTACTGAAGTTATTGCATCTATAATGCCTATATTACAAGATATGTCATCAATGCTTGTAGAAGCTTTTGGATTAGAAAAAACAAGTGATGGTGTTGGCAATTTTGCACAATTTATAATTACTTTAATGAAAACTATTGCTTTATTTGTTACGGCATCAATGAAATTAATTAGTGGTTTAATGAAAATTTTGAGACCAGTTTTTGCTATGTTTTCAACAATGTTTGTAGGTATTATAAATTTTGTAGTTGGTATTGTTAAAATGTTTAATGGTGATTTTTGGGGTGGACTGAAACAGGCATTTCAAGGTTTATGGCAATTTGTTGTAAGTTATTTTTTAAAATTACCATCGTTAGTTTTTAATGTTTTTATGGGTTTACTTAATTGGATTACAGGTGGGTTTTTTACCCCTTTTATATCAAGGATTAATGCTGGTTTTAAATCTCTTGTAAGTGGTACACTTTCTGGTTTTGTTGATTTTTTTAGGCAAATAATAGTAGGTCTTGCAGAAGTTGGAGCCTTACTGATTAAAACTATAATAATAAACCCAATACTCGCTTTATGGAATGGTATAAAATCTATTTGGAATAAAGTTACAGGTTTATTTTCGAGTAAAAAGAAAAGCATTGAAATTACTGGTAAAACTGAAGATGGTACTGTAACAGTTGAAAGTGCTAGACCTAAATTAGCAGGTGGTGGGTTTTTTAATAAAGAAACTGATGTAACAGTAGGAGAAGCTGGTCCAGAAATAGTAACGCCATTAAAACCTAATATTATTGGTGACTTGATTGGTATTAATGGGTTAGAAAAGTTACTTATTGAAGCTAATTTTTATTTATCTAAAATGAGTTTGATGTTTAAGGAAAAAGGTGCTAAGGTTTCAGTTACAACATCTGCTGTTGATTTTATTGCTAACTTTCCAGAGGCAGTAGCGTCAAAAATGGAAGATGCTATTTCTGTTTCAGAAGATGCAGTTAGTGGGCTTGTTGATACTCAAAAAAAATCAAATCAGAATTTTACAAATTCGTTTTTAACTTTAATAGATTTATTTAAAAATTTCTCGATAAAGAATAATAATATAAAAAGTGTTAGTTCAAAACCTAATGATATCATTGTCGCAAGTAGCTTAGGTGCACTTTCTAAACCTATAATAGACTTAAAAAATATAATGTTGTCAAATGGTTTATCAATAAAGGGATCTTTAGATATAATTTCAGCAGGCATGTCTAACATAAGTGCTAGTATAAAGAATGTTAGTTCATTAGCTGATATATATACTAGTTTAGATAATGTTGTATTTAGCATCACAACTTTATCTACAAATTTAAAAAACACAATATTATTAAGTACATTATCAATAAAAGAA